ATGTACACCGATCGTGTCTTTCGTAACGAGACGGTCAACGTGGATGACAACACCTACGAACGCTGTGAATTTGAGTTTTGCCGCATCGTCTATGCGGGTGGCCCAGCTCCTAGGCTGTTAAAAAACAACTTTGAAAGCTGTGAGTTTGTCTTGGATGGAGCAGCCGGTCGGACCTTGGCCTACATACGCGGGCTATATCTAGGCGGCGCGCGCGACCTCGCGGAGGACTTCATCACCGCGATACGTACGCCGGACGATGAGCTGCCGCCGCGGGATCCCAGCAAAGGCCCACAGCGATGAGTTCGGCGCCTGGTGCTGACTCCAGTGCCGCCGACGCCGCCGCTAAGGACGCGGCTCGTTTAATCAGTAAGTTCACCCGTAACCGCACGGCGAGCATTGATGAGCCCTCCGTCGAGTACAGCGGAAACAGTATCGGAGGCCGGAGCAAAGGCAATGTCGTTAGCCTTTCGGTGGTGCCCCCCCCTCCAGTACCACCTCGCTCAAGGGGCTCGGACGAGCCGCCCTATGATGACCCCATGCAAGAACGTGTGGAGAAACTGGAAGACTTCGCGAATGATGCTCGTGATCGGCTCGCGCGCATCGAGACCAAGCTCGACCATATCGGCACCGAGGTTGGCAACTTTAAGTGGTGGGTTGTTGCTCAGATCGCCGCTGTAGTTCTCACTGTTCTGGGAACCAGCCTGGTGATCCAGCAGATGACGGTGGCCACCTTCCAGGCTGCTGGGCAGCAGGCTAATCCCCCTGCACAACCTCAGGCGCCAATTATCATTAACGTGCCACCCGCAGCGCCCGCAGCGCCCGCAGCGCCCGCAGCGCCCGCAGCGCCAACTAGCTCGCCGGCGAAATAAGGGCGCGACTGGTCAGAAAAGGCCCGCAGGCTCTCTGTCTCGGTCCCAGCTGTAGATGACCAGTTCACGCCTTTCCGCCCTGTTCGCACCGCCGCCCACGGTGTAGTCGATGGCCAGGCTCTCCATGTCGAAGCCCTCGAAGCACCGACGGATGTCCGGGTGGTCGTTGAGGCTGATGATCGCCTTGCCCTTGAGCTGGCGTAGCTTGGCGGCCATCAGCTCGTACTGGGGCCACTCGAAGGGCACCCCGTAGCCCTCGGTCTGCCAGTACGGCGGGTCCAGGTAGAAAAGCGTGTGCGCCCGGTCATAGCGGTCCATGCAGGCCGCCCAGTCGAGCTGCTCAATGTAGGCGCTGGCCAGGCGCAGATGCGCAGCGCTCAGGTTCTCCTCGATCCTCAAGAGGTTGATGGCCGGCGCGGTGGTGGCCGTGCCCCAGGTCTGGCCGTCGACGCGCCCGCCAAACGCCTGCTGCTGCAGGTAGAAGAACCGCGCCGCTCGCTGCACATCGGTCAGGACCTCGGGCGGGGTGGCCTGGGTCCACTTAAAGATCTGGCGGCTGGACAGCGCGTACTTGAACTGCCGGACGAACTCTTCCAGGTGGTGCTTGACAACCCGGTACAGGTTGACCAGGTCGCCGTTCACGTCGTTGATCACCTCGACCTCGGCGGGGTGGCGCAGGAAGTACAGCGCGGCACCTCCGGCGAACACCTCGACATAGCAGCCGTGCGCCGGGAAGCGGCTCAGCAGCAGGTCAGCCAGGCGGCGCTTGCCTCCGAGCCAGGGGATGATGGGTGCGGGGTTCATGAGTCGCTCTTTCGGTTGAAAGGCGCTCAAGGCGCTCAGGTAAGGAGCTCGTGGCTCTCAGGGTGTTCAGGGCCCCGCAGCGGGGGCATTTGATGACCAGGTGCGTGTACACGCCGCTGCCCAGCTTGCGGCCGCAGGCGCCGCATCGTATTTCTTCCATTTGCAAGCCAGTTCCTCTATTTGGAAATTTGGTAGGCTCGGCCGCACTCTGTACAGGGTGGCGGGCCTTGCCGGCTTGCAGGCTCGATCTGCAGGTTGGGTCTTGGGGAGGTGTTAGCGCACCGACCCAGGTCGCCCGTCTTTTTTTTGTGGCAGCGGTATCGATTCCGAACTCGGCCCGGCCTGCCGCTCTGCGACCGTGCTTCTCTCTAGAACAGAGTCGAGATGAACTCAGCCATCACGCGCAACGTGCCGCTGTTGAAAGTTACGGAGGCTCCGGTGATGTTGTAGGCCGTCACGCGAACGGTGTTGGCGGCCGTGACAGCTGCTCCAAGGACCACGCCTGGCGGCAGCGCCGAGTGCGTGACTTTGGGGATGGCGTGGACGTTCGTTGCGACGCCCACGATCGCGACGTCGGTGAACACCGAAGCGTTGGCAGCGATGGCGCCAGGAGCCCAGGTGCCCGTGTAGGGCAGCACATTCCACGAGTTGTCCTTCTCGATGACTTTGCCGGTGATGCCGACGAGATAGGCACGGTCCTCCGCAGCACTGACCATGTTCGAAGCGTTGCCATCGATCTGCAGCGACTTGCAGATCACCGACCTGGCACTGACCGCACCCGACGCCGCGGCCGACGCCGTCGACTGGTTGATGTTGTTTCCATCGATGATGATCGTGGCAGTCGGGGCATCGATGTCTCGCAGGCTGACACCTCCCGCAAAGTATCCCGAGTCGAAGTCATCGAGGTTGTTGCCAGTAGCGGTGATGCGGCCAAACCGCGCGCCGGCAAATGAATCGCCTTGCTGCGAACCCGTTTGGTCACCGAAGCCGATCTGCGCCCGCTTGAGATTGTTGTCGACCACGGAGACCTGCTTGCATTGCCCGATGTACAGGCGGTTCGCCGTCCCGCCAGTGAAGTGGAAGGTGTTGTCAGCGAGATGCGCGGAGTGGTAGTACTTGACGGCTGAAAGGGTCGATCCGCTCGTCTCGGAGGCCGAGCTGATCACCATGTTCCCCGTGATTTTCACAACGCACTCCCCGACGTTGTAGGTTGGATTTGCATTGCCGTAGAACCCCTCGAACACGAAAGGCACTTGGGTGTCAGTGAGGATGGTGTTGCCATTGATCACAGCGGACAGGGTGATGCCGGCGGTGCCACGCGACGTTTTGTTCTCGATGACTCGCCCGAATCCGGTGCTCTCGATCGAGTTGCCGCCGATGGCGATATTGCGGGTTCCCGAGAAGAGATCGATCAGTTGCTTGTGGCCGCCACCTCCCACACCACGGATGACGTTGCCGTTGATGGCGACCCGCGAGGAGTCCCCCGCGCCGGGGTTGTAGCCGGCCGTCGTGCCCTTGATCTTGATTCCGCGGTGCACGCCGACCAGGGCGATCTGGTTGTTGGCCAGGACCACGTCCGAAACGCCACCGATGGTCACGCCGTCGTTCTCGTTGACGACGGCCTCATAGGCGGAGAGGTCGATGGACAGACCGCAATTCGTCATCGAGAAACGCGAGTTCGCTGACGCGTTCAGCGGCGTCTCGACCCGAACCCGGCCATTGATCAGCAGGCAGCCGTCGAGCTTCACCCCATTGCGGTTCGGGCCGTAGATGGTGTACGGAGCGACGTTCGGGCTGGTCGCGGAGATGTTTCGGCAGGCAATTGCGACAGCGGTCATGCTGACCCCGTCCGCACCGAGCTGCAGGGCGACCGCATTGCCGCTCTCAATGAGCGCACCTCGGCCGTCAATGGCCGTGTAGACGGTCAGGGCACTTGCCGCGTAGTACCGGCCACCGGACAAATCGACGGTGGCCCCAACCAGGCGCGCGTAGTCGAATGCCTTTTGCAGCGCCACAGCGTCATTCGTCACGCCATCGCCGACGGCGCCAAAGTCCTTCGCGCTGATGTTCTCGCGCAGCTTGGCCAAGGCGTTTCGAACTACCGAACCGGCCCCGCTCTGAACGTAGCCGAGAAGCGCCGGGCCCGTGGGCAACGCAAGATTGGTCGCATCGATGTTGGGAATCAGCCAGCCGCCGCCCACGCGGAGGTGCTCATATGGCACTGTGCCGACGAGAACCACGCAGCGGTCTCCATCAGCACACGGCGCACCGCTGTGCGGCTTATTCGTTGGTGGCGTTGCGTAGACCCCGGGGTACACGCGATCCTCGTAGTCCTTGCGCGTGGTGTCAGCCGCCAACGCGGAACCGATCGCCAGGCCGGCCGACGTGCCAGCCGCGTCGCGGAGCGCTTCAAGCTCGGGCGTTGAGACAGTGGCCCCCTGGTCGAGCCACGCCGAGCCCGTCCACACGTGCATGTGGCCATCGACCATCCAGGCATCACCAGGAGCGTTGCCGCTGGGCGGCAGCTCGCCCACGGTGTTCTTCACGCCCTTGAGCGCGACGCCCTTACCGACCAGCGTGCCGTCCTGCCAAGCGTCTTTCAGCTCGCCGAAATCGCCGAGCACTCCGTTGAGCTGCTTGGCCAACGCGACGACGTAGCCCTGTGTCGGGGCGATCGAATACTCTGCGCCGGCCACGGTCGCTCCGCCGTATGGCGTCACCAGCTTGAGCGAGGTGTCGCTGGTGACGCGCTGAACCTCGACCAGGCCAGCGGGCGTGAAAAAGATGCCGCCGGGCAGTACGTTGTCCACCCATTCGGTGCCGACGCCAGCGACGAGATCGGAGCCCGACGTCAGCGTGACCAGACCCTCGCGATACCAGGTGGTCATTGCGCGGGCTCCTCGGCAACTGCAGCGGGCTCGGCCGCGTACACGGGCACCGCGTCGGCCAGCACGTTGGTGCCTCCGGTTTCCGCGTTCAGGATCTGACGGCAGAACCAGTCCGGCCATGCCGCCGAGTCGCCGGTCGGCGCGTCCTTGATCTGTGCCGTGATGTGCATCAGCGGCTGCTTGCCGGCCTCGGCCGCAGCCTGCGACACGAAGCCGGCCAGCGTCACGGCGCTGGTGCGCGTGCGCAGCTGCACCAGATGCTGCACGACCACGTGATAGCTGGCCATGCCGCCCGTGCCGGGGTCTTCGATGGGCTTTTCGAGCCCGATGATCTGCTGCATGGTCACTCCTCAGGTGTTGGCCAAGCGATCGCATCGATCTGCGCGCGCGTGGCGTTGGGGTTCTGGATGGCGTCGCGCAGGGCCTGGCGGGTGCCCACAAGCCACTGCGAATCGGTTCGGAAGGTATTGACCGCTTCGAAGGTCCTCATGCGCATGTCGGCCGGGTCGATGCCCCGCGCTGACGCGATGCCGTCGAGGTACGGCGTGGGTGTGTTGTTGTCGGCGGCCCAGGCCAGTGCCTCGGCTTCCTGTGCGGCCCAGGTCTGACGCTCCTCGAGCGGGTAGCCGGCGATCAGCGCGGCCGACTCCTGCGAGAAGCGCTGATTGATCTCGAACAGCTTGGCCGCGCGCACCTGGTCGAGGGTGCGCGAGTCGGCCCACACTTTCGTCGGCCAATCGAAGACATGCAGCGCGCTGGGCTGCTTTGGGATGGGCAGCCACGCGGAGCCCGAACGGTAGGTGTTCAGCGGGGCCGCTTCATCGAGCGAGGTCAAGCCCGGCACGAGCGGCAGCTCGAGCGTGTGGCCGCGCATCACGACTTGGCCGTGCGCATCGATGGCGCAGAACGGGCGAGTGCCGGATGGCGTCGTGTTGTCGCTCATCAGGCGCCTCGCTTCTGCAAGTCGACCATCAGCAGCACCGGCGCGCTGGTCGAAATGATGGGTGCGGTCGACCAGCTGGCGGAGATCGTGTGCGTGCCGGGGCCGTAGTCCACCAAGCTTCCGCAAGTCACAGGTGTGGACTGATACAGGTTGCTGATGCCGCCTTCAGAGCCAGGACCTTGACGGGAGATGACAGATTGGGAGGTCGCGGTCGCGGTGGCGCCTGTCACAAACAAGCCGGCGGCGAACCTCGCCTCTTCGATCTCGCCGGAATTGCCAGCGATAGCCAATGACGATGCGCGCCACACCTGTCCAGCCGGGACGGTGAAGGCCACGGCCGCGTTGGACAGGCCATCCGACGCCAGGGAGATGCCCAGGGCAAAGCCGGCCACCTTGAGCGTCCCGATGTCCGCGTCCTTGATCTTGGCGACGTTGATGAAGACCACGCCGCCCTCGACGCGGAAAGGGGCGTCCAGAGCCGAGGAGCTTGCATCGGCTGCCACCACGAATCGGTCGGCGAAGACCACCACCTCGGACTGCGTCGGCGCGCCACCGCTGCCCGCCGACACGCCGATCGACAGCCCCGCCAGCGCGCGGCGGCCCGTGCTGCCGACAACCTCGGTGCGGATCATGTACTGGGCCGCGACATTGCCGTTGAGGCTGGCCAGCGTGTTGGCCTGAACCTCGACGCTGCCCGACAGGCTGCCAACGCTCGACTGGATCGTGGTGATCTGCGAGGCCACGGCGCTGAACTGAGTGGCGGTCGTCTCGGTCAGCGTGGCCACCGCGGCCGTCGTGGTGTCCGTGATCGCCGCCACCAGATCGAGGCGAGACGCGGTCGCCGACTGCGCTGTGGCGAGAGTGGTGATCTGCGTCGAGACGATCGCATGGTTCTCGTCGACGGTGGACGACAGCGCCGTGAATTTGCTGGCCAGGGCCGTGGCGTCGGTCACCACGACCTCGATCGCCTCGTAGACGCCAGCGCGCGTGCGGGCCAGCTTGCCGTCGGACGTCAGCGCACCCTGCATCTGCAGGCGGGCCACCTCGTCGAGGGCCGCGTCGACCTTGCCGCGCAGGTTGCCGATCGCGCTGTCGAGCGACCCCAACGTGACGGTGTTGGTGTAGCCCGGCGCGCCACGGTTTCCAGCGACGTCGACGGCCGTCACCCAGTAGCGGTGATCGCCGAACTTGGGCTGCACGCCACTCCAGCTCAAGGCCAGAACCTCGGTGACATATGTCGATGTCTCCCAGGTCGCGCCGATGCGGATCTCGTAGTGCGCGATCGGCTGCGTGGTCTTGCAGTCCTGCCACAGCAGCGCGACGGTGTTGCGGTTGTTCACCGTGCCGTGCGGGTCGGCCTGCGCCGGCGGATCGATCTCCACGGTCTTGAAGACCGGCTCCGACCACTGGTCGATGGTGTTGTGGTGGGCGGCCCACACCGCCTGGCTGCCCACGGGAAACCAGCCGAGGTTCGCGCTCGAAGCGCGGCCGTCGAACAGGATCGTGCCCTCGGCCAGTTCCCAACTCGGCCCACGGCGCAGCTGCGTCGCCGACCAGCCCAGTAGGTCGATGCCCTCCGGCTCCTGCCAGTAGGCAAAGATGCCGGTCAGCTCGGGCTCGACGTGCAGGCCCAGCACGCTGTCGGGCGGCCCCTCGAGGCCGTGCACCTCGTGCTGGATCATCGACCAGTTGCTGCTGGCGTAGGCGGTCAGGAACTGCACGCGGATCACGTACGCGTTGTGGACCTCGAGGCCCAGCAGGTACAGCTCGGTCGAGTTGCCCGGCAGGTCGCGCGACTCCCAGGCCGAGCCGTTGGCGGCCAGGCGCCACTGGACGCGCACGACACCGCTGCGCACCACCGCCTCGTCCGCCGCCAACGCCCACGACACCTTCACGCGAACAACCATCACGCCGTCCTGCTGGACCATCTGGCTCTCGCCGCTGAGCGCGATCAGGTCGAGCGGCGGGCCCGGCTTGAGGAAGGGGCTCGGCAGCTCGGTGTTCGGCGCCGGGTCCGCACGTGTCTCGTCGACCAGGTCGTAGAAGGTCTCCTCGTCCTCGACGCATTGCAGCGTGAGGGGCGCGTTTTGGGTGTAGCCCCAGTCCTGGACGCGAAAGCGCTTGTTGGTGAAGCCGTAGAGCGCGCTCGAGACCGTGATCCGATTGCCGGGCTGCAGCTTCCAGGCGGACATCTTCGGCCGGATCTGGACAACGAAGCCGCCGCGGCTTTGCTCAACCAGGATGCGGCTGATCTGGTGTGCGCGGATGTGGTTGCCGGTGAACGACAGCGTGGTGTCGAAGAACTTGTCCTTCTCGTCGATCGCCCGGAAAGTGGGATTCTGGTAGGGGGTGAAGTCCTCGGAAACGCCGTTGCGCACCGAGTTGACATAGGTGCCGCGCACTCCGTTGAAGTGAGCCGTGCCGATGTTGCAGGTCTGCACCACGGAGGTGGGCGCCAGCATGTCGTTGTCGGTCAGGGCCATCACTGGAGTCGACCAGGCGCCCGCCTGGATGCGCCACACGCCGCCCGACTCAAGCGAGAAGCCAGCCATGGCGTCCTCGATCTGCTGCCTGGTGGCGTCACGGTCCTGGTCGGAGCGGAGCATGCCGTCGCAGGTGTAGCGGGCCCGCGAGCCGCCGTAGGTAGCGGCGTCGGAGTCCACCGTCGCCTGGTCATAGACCGCCACGTCGCAGTCGTTCGCTGCGGCGATCAGGGCGTCCATCTCGACCTGGGTAGTGAAGTCCGCCTTGTAGCCGACCTCCGAGGTGATGAAGTCGGCCAGGCACAACGCTGGGTTGCGGCTGTACGCCACCTGGTTGGTCCGAGGGTCGTAGACCTTCTTGCCGCGCAGCTTCACAGTGATCTGTGGCACGCCGCCCTGGAACTGCTCCAGGAGCAGGTTCATCGTGATGACCAGGTAGGTGAACCCGCTGAGCTTGTGGTCGATGGTCCACTGGTCGGGCCTGGCCGCGCGTAGGAACGCGTCCGCGGTGTCCACGCCGCCGGGTGAGAGGTGGACCTGCACATTCAGCGCAGCGCCCGCGCCGTTGACCCAGTAGGCGACACGCCCCTTCACGCCCTTTTCACCGACCAGCGCTCGGCCGCCGAAGGAGTTCGGCAGCTGTCCGAGCACCACGCCCGCCAGCGGGCCGCCGTCAAGGGCGGTGATGCTCTGCAGCTCGAAGCCCTCTACGTCGAGGCGCAGCGGCAAGATCCAGTAGCCGGCCGGGTAGATCTCGGTACCGCCCTCGGTCTCGCGCCGGAACTCAGTCAGCTCGAATTCGGCGGTCTCCAGGCGGCGCACGCCTTCGTCGAGCTGGAAATTGGCCCCGGTCGCATACCCCTGGGGATCGAGTTCTCCGACCCATTCGCCGCCCATGTAGATCGCCTCGACTGCGTCACATTCGTGCGCGGCCAAAGCCAAGACGACGTGTTTGAACTGGTCTCGATCGCCACTGGTCAGCAGCGCAACGACTGAGCCACCGATCGGGGCCGGCGAGCCGTAGACCATGACCCAAGGCGAGTCCGAGGCGATGACGTTGGTCGTGCGGTCCTTGAGGTTGGCGGCTTCCTGCTCCGCGAGGCGCTGGGCCATCGCCCGCGCCTTCTTCTTGGCTTGTACCGAGCCGTAGACCGCGTAGGCCGTGGCTGCGATGACCGCGCCGTAGGTCACGACGAAGGCGGCGGCGGCGCTGCCGATGTACGGAGCCAGGAAGGCGACGATGGTGATCGGGTCGGCGCTCGCGGCCGAGCTCAAGCCGAGCAGCGCCAAGAAGACGAGCGTGCAGCGGATCAAACGCGCCATGCAGCCACCCCACTGGTGATCGGGAGGAAAACCAGGCCGTCGTTGTCCGGCGCCGCGATGTGCGAGCCGGTGCATACCCCGAAGGTGAACCCACGCACGCGGCCAACCGGTCGACCGCTCATGACCAGCATCACGTCGCCACGCTGCGCCAGCAGCGGAGGGAGGTCAGCTCCAAGCCGCTGGGTGGCCATGGCCTGGTAGCCGCCGGCGGCACGGACCAGGCGCAACGCCGCAAGAAGGTTCCGAGCCTCGAAGGGCCCGCCCGGCGATCGGAGATCCGCAAGCGGGTCTGCCCCGGTCTTGGCAAAGACCCAGTCCGCGGCAATGTGCGCGCAGTCCTGCAGGAAGTACTCGAACGGCGTGTTGCGGCGCGCGTCGATGAAAGCGTCGAGGTCAGCCATCAGCCCTTCCTCCGCGCGATCTCGTTCAGTCGGCCCTGAAGGCTCTTCGACAGCCAGACGGACGGATTGCCGATGAGCGAGGTGAGGTACTCAAAGCCGCGTTCACCTGGGCGACGCGCCTGGTGCTGCGCCTGGTTCATCCGCAGGGCGGCCGGGTTGCTGCGCACGTCGTAAGAGGCGGTGCGGCAGTCCAGCGAGATGCTGCCGCTGCTGCCGTCCCGAACAATTTTGGCCTGGTCCATCACGCCAGCGAACCGCAGCACCGGCTCACCGCTGAGCTGGTGGGTGTTGGCGTCGAGCAGCGCGACCCACAGGCGCATGGGCCTGTCCTTGTACTCGTTCGGGCTGCCGAGGGCGATCGACCGGGTGCCGATGTCGACGAGCGAGAGACCCAGCGACAGCTTCTCTTCGGCGCCATCTTCGGATTCGTGCAACTGGCCGATCTGACCGAGGCTGCCGACGCCTTTCCAGGTCTGCCCCATCACCGTGACATCAAGTGGCCAGGTGGTGAACCTGGCCGTGCCGGCTCGCAGCTGCAGTTCCACCAATGCAAGGGCGCCATGCGCCGAGCTGCTCGCCGCGGCCTCAAAGCCGCTGTTCGTCGTGATCATGATTCCCAGCTCTCCACCAGCTCGAGGCTGAAGCCACCTTGCGTATGCCCCTCCGACGACCAGCCAGCCTTTGAGTCGGCCCGGCGCATAAGACACACCGGGCGCTCCCAGACGACCGCGCTGCCGGCCACGACCGGCCGCCGCAGCACGAAGCCGAATGCGACCGTGAGCAGCCCCGCCTCGTCGACGACCGCGTCGGACTGGACGTGCAGCAGCTGCGGGTCGAGGCCCCCCTGGTTCACGCCGATCCAATCGCCCGTCAGGAGCGTTTTGCCGGCCTGAGCCAGGCCAGCCTGGATCGACAGCGTCGAAGCCCCTGCTGGGGCCGCCAGCGCCGTCCAGGCGCCCCGCGCTGTGCCGCGCGGGAACGGGTGTTGCAGATCGAAGACCGCCAGCTTGTTTACCTTGCCCGGCAGCGCGTGCTGCAGTCGGCGCCAGGCGGCGGCCTCCGCGACATTGACCAGGCGTGATTCGCTGACCAGGCTGCACGTGCGTCGGGCGGGGCCGAGCACCACAACCTGGGACGAGCCCGTGTCGGTGTTGCTGAAGTCCAGGTCGAACGACATGAATCCGAAGTCCTGCCGCTGGACAGGCAGGGTCACGGGGAGCAAGACGATGCTCATGCGGGGACCACCTTCCGGCGCTTCAGCTCCTCGAGCTGCGCCTCGTTGTTCTGGTTCTGGGCGCGCTGGATGTCAGCCATGATTGACGCGCGGTCGGTGCGCGAGTCGATGTGGAAGTTGTTCGTCGGCGCGAAGTAGATGCTTGACGCCGCCGCGCCGCCGCCCTGGGCCGTGACGCCGAGCCGGCCCTGCGAGTCGCGGGTGAGCGGCATGATGGCTTCGGGTCCGGCCTCAGCGAAGATGCCAGCGCCCTTGGCGAATGCGAAAGTGCGGGGCGTGTCGTAGACGCCGTTGGAGTAGCTACTCAAGCTGGGCGAGCTGTACACGCCGCCTTTGGCGTTCTTCGTGGCGCCGCCGAAGATTCCGGTCACCGCGCCCATGATCGAAGAGCCCCAGCCCGACGCCGCGCTCCCAATGCTGGCCATGGCGGCCTTGATCTGCATGCGGATCAGCTCGGTGGCGACGAAGTCGCCGAGCGACTTGAAGTCGGCCTTGCCGGTCGCAACAAGCGATGTGAGGCGGTCCTCGATGCCGTCCAGGGACTGGTCGAACAAACCCTTTGTCTGCCCAGCTACGTCGCGCGCGCCGTCGAGGTAGTTCGACCAGGACTCCTTTGCGCCATTGCTCCAATCGCCTTGAGCAACTGCGAGGTCAGCGTAGTAGGCCTCGTTGGCTGCAAGGGCCTGAGCCATCGCATCACGGATCTTCTGCACATCGGCCAAGTACTTGTCAGACCCGAGCAGGTCCTTGCTAGCAGCATCCTTGGTGAGCTGGTCTTCGAATCGTTGATGTTCCCGCCGAATACCCTTCTGGGAATCCATCCGCTCGCGCGCCTGACTTCCCATTCCGACAACGCTCAGGGAGCGGTCGTACTGCTCTTCTCGGCTCTGTGCCCCAGATCGCAGGCTGATCGTTACGCCTGCAGCGGTCTGGTTGTACTGTTCCAGAGCTTTGACACGCTCCTCTTCGGCCTTCACCTGCTTCTTCTTGATCTCTAGAAGCGCCTCGTTCGCAACGTTCTCTTGCAGCTGGACCTTAATGCGATCTGCCCCGGCCAACAGGCTCTTTTGATCTGCGGTGAGGATTGCCTTGCCCTTGAGGTCGGCGATCTGTTGCAGAAACTCAGCTTGCTTTTTTTGGGCTCCCGTCAGCTTCTCTTCGCTGGCCAGCTGGGTGAGAACAGCCGCGTTCGATTCCTTGAGCTGTTGGATGTAGCGCGTCGCGGCGTCGTCCTGGTACGCCTTCGGCTTGGCCGTTTTACCGCCCAGCTCTTTCTCGATCGCAGCAATCTCTTTGCGCTGGGCTTCAGCGCTTGGCACGGGCAGCCCTGCGGCCTGGGCATCGACGATGGCCTTCTTGTACTTTTCTACCGCCTTCTGGGCCTCTCCGGCCTTGTCGATCCGCTTGCGAATATCCGACAAAAACTGCGACGCGGCGATGCCAGCGTTTTCAGACTGGACGCGCTTCGCATCCGCCGCGGCCCCGGCGCTCTGCGCGCTCTGTGTCGCACGCAACGCCGCCAGCGCCGCCTCCTGCTGAACAATTCGGTCTTGGCCCGACGCCGAACGAGCACCGAGGCCTGCCCGCGCCTTGTTCAGTCGGTCTTCTGCCTCGGCGATCTTTTGCGTCAGTGTGTCTTCGCGACCGAGGTTGAGCATCGCGTCCCAAGCGGCCTTTGCGCCGCTCTTCACGCCGTTCCACGAGCGCTCGATGACACCGAGGTTCGCCACGATCTGATTCTTCCGTTGCTCCATGGCCGACGCATAGGTGCGCTGCGCGAGCGCGGCCGCCTCTTCTTCACGACCTTGATCGGTCAGCGCCTTGATCTGGGTGTAGACCGCAGCCGTGAGGTAGTTGTACTGTTCCGTAAGCCGGATGCTGGCTTGCACAGGTTCCTTGCCCAGCGCGGCCAGGTCATCGACGGTCTTCTTGACGGGCACACCCACGTAGCGCTCCAAGTCCAACGCTACAGAGGTGAAGCTCTGCAGGCTCTCGTAGGCAACGCGTCCGCTCCCGGCCATGGCAGCCAGGCCCGCGGCAGCTGCACCCTGAGTGCCGCTGACCACGCTGATGGCCCGCGCCATGTCGGAGAGCTGGCTCACTGTCGCGCCGGCCGCATTGCCGCTCATCACCAGCGCGTGGCGGTAGACGTCAACCTCCTTGGCTCCCTGGTAGTAGGCCAGCCCGACAGCAGCTCCTGCGACTGCGACGCCGCCAAGAGCGACCTTCATCGGCGACAGCAGCCCGGTCAACGTGCGAATCGTCGGCCCGATGCCGCCGAACGAGTCCTTGATCTGTCCACCCTGCTGGATGGCAATCAGCCAGATCGGCATGCCGCTGGCGATGCTGGTCGTGATGTCGGTGATCTGGGCCGGCAGCATGCGAAGCGCGGCCTGCGTCTGGCCGGCCGAGACGCCGAGGCGCCGGCCGCCGGCGTCGAGCTGCTCCATCTGACGGATCAGCACTTCCGCGTCGTCGCCCACGCCCAGCTTCCCCGCCCGGTATCGGAGAACGTCGCTGCCGCTCTTGCCCTGCAGAGCGATCTGCTCGCGCAGGCCGGCGAGGAAGGCGGTCTGCGAGTCGCTGGCTGCTCGCCGCGCCTGTGCGGCCTCTCGCTGGGCAACCTCTTCTTGGCGAGCCGCCTCTGCGGCCTGCTGCTGGGCGGTGCGCTGCTGCTGCAGCTGTTGAATGAAAGGCTCGGCTTCTTTCGTGACGCCGGCCTGCGCGGCGCGGTGGCGCAGCAGCTGCTCGGCGGACATGCCGTAGGTTTCTGCCTGGTCGCGCAAGCCTGAGAGGAAGCGGGCTTGAACGTCAGCTGCGACGGATCGCTCGCGGTTGGCTTCGCGTTGAGCTGCAGCCTCCTTCTGAGCGCCATCGGCCACCTTGGCCTGCGCCGTGCCGACCTGGGCGACCTGGGCCGCCAGTGCGGCCAAGCTGCGTGCGCCGCTCTCGGCCGCCTCGGCCACCCGCTGACCGAACAGCTCGAAGGCCTGGCTCGAGCCTTGCGTCTCGGTTTTGACCGACGACGCGTCGACCGAGATCTTGACGCCGAGGTGCTCGATGGCGGTCGTGGTCATGCTTCTTTCACCCTCAGTTACGGATCAACTTCTCTTCGTCCTCGAGGACCTGGACCTGCGCGAACACGTCGTCTTGCTGCCCTTCGGGTACGCCATAGCGGCGCATCACGATCTCGACGCCGCCGTAGTCCAGGCCGAGCCAATAGGAGCTGGCCATGCCGACCGCTATGCGCCATTGGCTTGTGCAGCCGAGGTAGACAGTCCATGCCAGCTCGTGCTCTGGCCAGAGCTCGTAGTCCGGCGTCTGCCCAACCTGGCGCGCCTTGGGAATCAGGCGATCGACGTCGACGCCGAGCAGCTGGCAATCAGCAAGCAGCTGGGCATCGACTACGTTTCGGTCGGCGTCGTCCGCTCCTAGGCGGCGACGGACGGCGCCGCGGAGTTTTTTAGGGCGGCCTCACGCTGCGTGACAGCGAAGTTGTCGAAGAAGGCCACGCCCATGGCCTGCTCCAATCCGTCCCACGCCTCGTTGGCTGCGCGGCGCTCTGCGTGCGTGTACACAACGGGCTGCTCAGCCTCGTCGAGCATGCCGCCCCAGCCGATCACAAGGCGGTCCAGGGCATCGCGCAGCGACACCTTGCCGTCGACGATGTCCTTCACGGTGGCCTCGCGCTCACTGGTCGTCAGTCGACGAAAGTGCACGCTGAAAACGTGCTTGAAGAACGCGCCGTTCTCGCCCGGGAGATACAGGGTTGCGGGAACGACGACCACGGCCGGTGCGCCTGAAATTTTGACTGCCATTGCTTGAATCCTCTTGTGGTGGTGGCGATCAGCGGACGACGATGGCGAACTCGTCGTCACCTGCGGACGTCGGGACGTACTCGAGCGGCACCGTGATCATTTGGACGCCGTCCTGCTCGGCGTAAGTGGGCTTACCCAGCTGGACGTTCGGACCATTCAGTTCGATCACGTTGGAGGCGCCTGGGCCATGGCGGAATGCGAGAGGTCCGCGCGTCGAAGCAGCAGCCAGGCCGACCCAGTCTTTGGTGGCGATCGGCGTGGCCTGGAAGGTCACGCTGCCGACGCTCTTGCGAGCGGTGATGGCCACGCTGTCGACGTTGATCAGATCGCGCTTGACAACCGTCAGACCCATGTCGAAGCTGAAGGCGCTTGCCGCGACCTGGACGCCGTGCAGCGACAGCGTGGTGTTGGCCTTGTTGATGCCGTACGGGTCGCTGAAGGGCGTGTAGTCGACCACGGGTTTGGCCTGGTCGGTCACGGGCGAATAGGCGCCGGTGAACTCGAACTCGAACTTCGGCAGCGTCTTGGCGTCACCTGCCAGGCGCACCGTACCCATGGCGTTTGTGAGCTTGTGGAGCAAGCCGTCCACCGAGACGTAGATCGTCACGCTCTCCATGCCGTCGGAGACAGGCGCGAAGACCGCCTGCACGCCGGCTTCTACCGTCACGGCACAGGCGCACGCCCGCAGGAGTGCGGCATAGGCGGGTGCAGTCCCGGCGGCGGCTACGCCCGCGGCCTCGACGGAGAATGAGACCTTGCGGAAGAAGCTGACCATGGTGCTGCCGCTGCCGCCGAAATACGGCCGCAGGTTGTCGCGCTCGACCGAGTCACCGTCGATCGGGGTCACCGTCACGTTACTGGCCAGGATCGCGTTGGCGTCGCCGGTAGGGACCGAGTCGGTGCCTTGGACGGCTTCGATCTTCGCGAGGATCGCAGTCTTGCGAGCGAACTTCTCGTTTGCCATTTCAGGCTCCTTGCTTGAGTTGAGGGTCTTGGGCAGGCTCGCTGCGCTCCGTCAGGACGCGCTTGCCGTCGACGAGGCGGTAGGCCCCGCCCTTGCCGTGGTTCGCGTCCCGGCCGGGCGCCGGGGCCGACACGGGGCCAGCCTTCGGCGCGGTCGACGCCGCGTTGTTCGTGTTCATTGGGGGCTCCTGTAAAAGCTGATCAGCTGGAATTCGTCGCTCCACCACAGCTTCCCGTCGCCCTCGGCCTGGACGAGTTCGCCGCTGGTGAAGATCACCGGCTCGCCGACCTGGTCGTCTGGCACCCACCCGACCAGCGCATCGAAGAGCTGCGTGCGCAAGCCGTTGAGGTCGACAAGAGACGCGGCGCCGGTGTTGTCACGAACGTTCTCGATCACCAAGATCACGCCGAACAAGGAGGTCAGGCGCTGCCTGGTCGGGCCGGTCGTCGGGATTTCTCGGCCCTGCTCGACAAGCGGCATCACATAGGCCGACGGTGCGACCACGACGCCGCGCATGGCGGCATCGAGGTCGGCGCTGCCGCCGATGGCGCGCAGGCCGATGAGCTTTGTCCGCAGCCGAGCGATGACGGGGCTCAGGTCCATCTGGGCCTACCGAAAGCTGCGGAGCTGGTCACGGCCGAAGACCGTGGGTGCACCCGCGAAGCGCACGTCGGTGCTGCCGCTGCTGCCGGCCTGGGCCGGATCGTCCGCGCCGAGGCTGTACTTGCCCTCGGCGAGCAGCTTGAGCATCTTCACGGCGTCGCGGTAGTCGCGGGCGATCGGGTCTTTCGACTCGTCGGTGATGCGGCCCTTGTGCAGCATGTAGCGCGAGATCGACCGCGCCCAGGCGCCCAGCACGCTCTTGCCGGTGCTGCTCGGCGGCAGCTCCAGGGGGAGCGAATAGCCGCGCTGAGCCAGGAAGCCGTCGATCACAGCGCCAGCCTCGTCGACCGCGTCTTTGATGCGCGCCACCGCTGCATCGGCCGAGGCGATTGCATCAGACGGCCAGGCTGCGCGGTCGACGCCCCGCAGCGTGGCGTCCATGAGCGCGGCCTCGACCACCACCAGGTGCTCGGCGCCGGCCACCTGGGCCAGCTCGCGGGCACCGGGGCGCTCGGCCAGGTCGACGAGGGTGACGTAGGGCATCAGCAGCTACCGCTCAGTCGAGCCAAGGGGCGACGATGACCTTGAGGCGGTTCGCCAGCGGGTTGGCTTCGGTGCCGCCGGCCACAGCGATGGTGGCGCTCTCGAACAGGCGCTTGGCCTTGAACTCGAGCGTCGACGGCACGACGATGACGCTGGCGCGCAGGCCGAGCGGGCGGCCGTGGTCGCCCTTGCGAGCACCGATGGCCGTGATTGCCGCCTCGGCGTTTTCCACGTTCAGCTCCTTGTTGCTGGCTTGTGCCAGCTGCCAGAAGCCGAAGCCACCATTGCCGCGGCGGTCGGTGCCGTACTTGAACTCGGCCTTGTCGAAAACGTTGTCGTCCGTCTCGGAGTCCTTGGCCACGAAGTTCGGCGACTTGCGGTTCTGGTAGATCAGCGGCTTGAGGGCACGCGACGTGTCCATCACGTACCAGCTCGAGCCGTTGCCGCCGTCGTCGTCCAGGTTGGAGACGTTGACGGGCTTGCCTTTTTCGTTGAGCACCGGGTGCTGAGCGCTGAAGAAGGGGACCTTGTCATAGCCCAGCTCAGCGCGACCGAGGGCCAGCAGCTCGAAGATGGTCTGGTCCGGGTGCGCGGCAACGCTGCGACCCATTTCCTGGAACAGCGGGCTGAACGTGCCGTACTGGTCATCTTCGATGGCAGTGCGCGGGACGCCGATGGTCAGCTCGAACGGCTTGTTCTTGATGGTGTAGCCATGGTTTGCGATCCCGTGCACGACGCGATCGCCGATCCACTCGCGCATGTTGGGCAACTGGCCGAGCCAGCCGTATTCCTCGCTGGAGGTTGTGCTGGGCACGATGGTGGCGATCAGCTCGTGCTGGCTCGCGGCCTGGCCGAAGCCGTTTTGGAAGTTCGCCTTGAAGGCGACGTAGAGGGAGCGCAGGTTGGCTTGGTTGACGAGCATGTGGGATCTCCGAAGTGGTCGCAGGGGTGAGCGGGTCGAGGGGGTGCCCGGGTTTAGGGAGCGGCGGTGGTCACGCTGGCGGTGCCGACGTCGACCCACACCTCGCCGTCGTCGATGTCGACCACGGTGCCGGCCACGGCTGTGCCGGTCTTGCTGACGGTCTGGTCGTCGGCCACGAAGGCGACGCCGCCGATGTCGGGTCGCTTGAGCTCGGCGGCGCCGGTCGAGTTCGCGAAGCGGTAGACGCCGCGAGCACCTTCGGTACGAACGGCACCGATTGCGCCGCCGGTGTTGTCGGCGCGCTGCTCCGCGACAGCGCGGACGCGAGTGCCGCCCGCGGTTGCGGGCACAGCGTTGCCAGCGGCGTTGAGCGCGTACAGCGAGCCGGCGAAGATGACGGTTGCAGCAGCAACGGGGTCGCTGACGAGAGCGCCAGCACGGCGCGGGGTGTTGCGGTCAGCAGAGAGAGCAGCCATGAAGGCCTCCTAGGTCAGGTGTGAGGACGGTTGGGAATGGAGCGGTCTTGACGCGGGGGTGCTGGGTCAGGTCTTGGCCTTGGCGAAGGCTTCAGGCGTGACGCCGGTCGCAGCGGCGACCGCGGTCTCGTCGGCGGTCAGGCCGTTTTCGCCCTTTGCCGGCGGCTGGCCACGCGTCTGCGTGCCGCTGAGTGCCGCGATCGGGGCGGCGGCCTTGAGGTAGCTGCTCAGCGCCGCGAGGTTGGACTTCCCAAGGTCCCGTGCCCAGGTTTCCATCGCAGGAAGCAGGCGGCCATCATCCAGCGCGTCACCAACCTGCTGGTCGATGTCGCCCTGCAGCTGGCGCGCCGAGAGCGCTGCCAGGTTGGTGCGCAGCTCTTCGACCGTACCGATCGGCACGTACTTCGCCGGGTCCGGCACGCCCGTGGAGCGCAGGCTCGAGCACGCGGCGATCACGGAGTCGGCCGAGGCGTCATCGCCCAGCTTGAGCGCGGTGCGAGCGGCAGCGGCCTGCGCGCGAGCGGTGGTCACGTCGGTCAGGCTGCCGATGGCGGTGAGCGCAACGACGGCCTGGTCTTCGGTGGTGGTCTCGGGCAGGCCGAGGGCGGCCAGCAAGGCCTTCAGCAAAGGGTTCAAGGTTTTCTCCTGCGAGGGTTGGGGACGGGAAACGAAGGCAGCCGTCGCGGCGGCGAGCAGCGACAGCGGCGCCATGCCATGGATGGCCGGGTTGTTGGTGAGCGCGCCCATGTGGACGTCGAGCACGGCCCCCGTCGAGCGCGAGTACTCGAAGACCGGGCTGAAGTAGAGGTACTCCTTGGCGTCGATGAGGCCTCGGGCCCGCGGCGTCAGGTCGGCCACGGCGAACAGGCCTTCCCCTTCGACCCAGCGGAGATCGCGCATCCAGCCGGCGGCGGGCGCGGGCTGGCCGTTCTTCTCCTTGTTGAGGGTCTGGTGCTCGTAGTCGATGACGCTGGGATTTGCTCGCGCTCGGAAGCGATCGATCACGCTGGACGCGCTGGCCGCAGTGATGTGCCAGGGCGGCGAGTCCATGTCGCGGCCGTCGTTCGGCAGGAAGCTGCCGGCGGGCGTGACCTGCAGCAGCACCGAGCCGTCAGCTTGGACGGTGGGCTTCGCCAGCTCGAACACGCACGCGGCGATGGCCACGGCGCTTGTGGCGACTACAGGGGGGGGGCGAAGCGAAGGCATGCCCGCATCGTCTGCGGGAGGCCGGGGGGGCGTCTTAGAACCGAGGTGCCTAACTTCGGTGCATAAGACCGGCGCTTGTGACGGCGCTCAGCGGGCGGTGCGTTCCCTGATCCAGTCGCGGACGATGTCGATGACGCTCTTGCGATCGGCGTCGGAAATGCCGAGGAACGGGCGTGCTGGCATTTTGATCTCGTGAGCGCCGATCATCACGTTGCGCTCCTCGGCCTTCTTGTGCTTCTTGCCGGCGAACAGGATGCGACCGGACACAGTCCGCAGCCGCACCTTGGCCTGGCGCGCGGCCCTGGTGAACACGCCGCCGAACTGGTGCATCGCGGCATACGGCGAGTTGGTGCCAACCACTGCGGCCGTCTCCCCCTCTGGCTGGTACCGGATGCCGCCGCGAAGGTAGCCGCGGAGCGTGAGCACCTTGTCCTTGTTGTACTTCTTGCGCCTGGCGTAACGCGGTTGCAGCGGTTGCCAGGGTGTGCCGTCGGGTGCCTGCTGCGCTGCGAACCGGTCCTTGGTGGAGCGGAGCAGGTATTCGCCCAGGCGCGGCACGAGGTCGCCGGTGCCGTCTTGGCCAAGATGGCCGAGCAGCACCTTGACCTCGCCTTTGCTGACCTCGACCTTGAGGTGCGTGCCGGCCATCAGTCCTCCGCGCTTTCGTCCGGTCGCCGGTACAGGCGCACGCCGAGGCGCCAGGCGTCCAGGTCGACCGTGCGGCCGTCGCGCGCCGTGATACCGAGCCAGCCGTCCTGGCCGTGCTCGAACACCGCGAGTGCCGGCTGCTGCTCGCCCTCGATGTCGAAGCGGGCGATGTAGGTTCGGCGCACAACAGCCCGATCGGACTCGGGCAGCCATTCCAGGCGCGTCCAGATCTCGTCGGGGCCCAGCAGTGCATGTGCCAGGAGTGGAATGCTGCTGTCATCGATCCGCGGATTCCACTGGCCGCTGGCGTCAGTGAACAGCTCGCGGCCTACGACCAGGCGCTCGCCGATCACGTCACGTGCTACGGCCGGCCGCGCCAGGCTGGCACCGAACTGCTCGAGGAAGTCGCTGACGTACGACTCGGTGCCGAGGCCGGCAGGCGGCAGCGCGGCGGCGGGAAGCGGCCGCGGCGCTGGAAGGGGCTCGTCGGGACGTCGGTTTGGGAGTCCGATGTCGCTCGGGGCCGCCAGCGGCATGGCTCCCGCTGCCCCTGAACGCTCGCTCGGGATGGCGCTGCGCGAGCGCGCTGCACCAGGTGCGTACTCAAACCCGGGATCGATCCCTTCGGGCACGCGCACCGTGCGAGGGCCCAGCTCGCTGCGCGCACCGATCGTCCGGTCTTGTAGTGCGACCGCAGGCGCTGTGTCGGGCCCACCCTTGCCCATGCGATCGAGGTCGCGCTGCCAGAGGCCGCGCACCTCGCAGTGGCAGCCCCAGCCGTTCGGCGGATAGTGCGTCTGCCACCAAGGATCATCCTTCGCGAGCACGAGCCCGTTCCAGCTCTGGTGCAGGGGCCGTGGGTGCTGGACCCAGTCCTGGTGAACGTACTCCCAGAACGGCGCGGCCTGGAGCTGCTCGTGCCGGCCTGCCGCATAGCTGGTGCTCAGGTTCGTGTCGTAGATGACGCGGCTGCGCCAGTCGCGCCCGCCGTTGTAGTCCCAGCCGTGGGTGGAGACGATGCGGTCGAAGTCTTTGCGGAAGTCCTCGAGCGTGCTCTGCCCGTCGATCGCCTTCTGCACAGCGCCCCGGAAGTCGGAAACGATGGCGTCGCGATTCGCGCCAGCGACGACGAACGCCCAGTCGTGCTCGCGGGTGTAGATGTCGGTCCAGCCGCTGGTCGGCAGGCTGACCTTTCGTGCGAAGAACTGGGCCTGCTCCCGAAAGGGCAGCGACCCGTATGCGGCATCAGCCATGAAGGCCCCCTGTAAAGTCTTTAGAGGGCTTTACAGGCCCCGGGGCAGGCCGAGCCGCGCCCGTGGGCACGGAACCGCCTTCTAGCCCCTTCTGGCGCGTCGCATCAACCACGGGCGCCGCCTGCCTCTCGCAGCACTTCGTGCCGGCCAGCCAGCTCGGCCGCGCGCATCGCTTCGGCCATGGCGTCGGCGTACTGGTCCAAGGTCATGTCAGGCAGCAGCGACTCGAGCCCGTCGCGGATCTCGCCAAGCGAGGCAGCACGTTCGACCAGGTCGCGGATGAGGCTGACCCAGTTGGCGACCGCTGGCGCGAGGTCGGTGGCCAGGCGCCCCGCCATCAGCATGGGAGGCGTGGAGACCGAGGCTGCGGGCTGGGAGGTGGCCACCGCGACGCCGAGAAGTCGCGCCACGGCGGCGGCACGCGCGCCGGTGGGGTCGTTCGCTGCGGGCGTCACAGGTACTACCAACGGACCGGGCGCGGCGGCGGTGCCGAGCACCTCTTCGCCGGCCTGGGCCTGTGGAATGCCGAGCTTCTCGTGCACCCACTGCACTGTCGGCCGCACGCCGATGGCCACCAGCTTCGGCAGCGCGTCGGCGTAGGCCGTCAGGTCCTCGGCCTCCTGAGCGTTTAGGCGCATCTGGGGGGCGCGCCGGATGCCGCCAGGCGCGAGCCCGTTCAGCGCCGCGATCGCGTAGACCAGGTCGCGGCTGGCCGTCGAGTTGACCTGGCGGATGTCTGAATCCCGGAGATCCTTGCGGACCTCGTTGTGCACGTTGCCGAGCGCGTTGGTGCTGCTCTTGCCGTCGGCGCCGCTGGTGAGCGTGCCGCCAAGGATGACCTTGCTCTGGTTCTTCTCGCACCAATCGATCATGAGCGCGAACGCATCGGGGTCGCCGGTGGCCGCGTCGTGGAACTCGAGCAGCATGCCCTCGGGCACGATGCCGGCAGCGTTGTGCCCGATGCCAACCAGAGCGCGCAGCAGCGTGGCCTTCTCGCGCTCGGATGCCGAAGGCGGGTACTTGCCAAGGCGCAAGGGGATGCCGTAGATCTCCAGGAACTCGGCCAGGTCGCCGACGCTGTAGTTCTTGAACAGGTAGGTCCACACCAGTTGCCGGAACAGCGCCGCGCGCTCCAGGTAACCGCTCTTCGCCTTATGCACGTGCGTGATCCAGCCGAAGGGCTGGAGAGGCTCACCCGGCACACCGTCGATGGAGGAGTTGGTGCGCAGCCGCAGCTCCTGCCGGAAGCCGCGATGCAATTGGAACCAGCTTTGCGGACGATGCGTGATCGTCTTGGGAAGCCAGTAGCCCTCGAGTCGATGCCACTCGATCTCCAAGCACGAGAAGCCCTTGCCGATCGCGTCGGTGACGTCGAAGAGCATGTCCTCAAAGTCAGGCACGTCGGTCATCAGCTCGCCGAGCTTCTCGGCGTTCTTCTTCTCGGTCGCGTCGGCGTTGACCGGTGGGACGATTTCCCACTCGAGCAACAGCGCCCGGCGGCGCTTGCCCATCTCGCTGGCAATGTGCCCATCCTTTTCCTCCATGTCCTCGAACAGCTCGAACTGCGAGGTGAGGTCGCCGTTCTCGGCGGCGTCGAGGATCTGTGCCAGGCGGCTGGGGGTGAGGCCGCGCGTGGGGTGGCTCTGCAGCTCGCGCTGCAGGTGGCCGAGCCGCGAGGTCTGGGGCTCGGCCAGTTGGCCGGTCTGGATGGGCTGGCCATCGGCCCCGAGAATGCGTGAAGTTGCCATGGAGTTCTGCCTGGTCGGCTACCAGCCCTGCGGTTCCGGTAGCTGTACATCGGCGGTGCCGCCGTCGAAGCTGTCGGACATGCGCGAGCTGCTTTGGTTGTCGAAACCGCGCGGGTGGGCCGGCGCGGGGGTGTATGCGATGGCGCCGCTCATGTTCAGGCTGGCGAACCATCCGAGCGCGAGCATCACGGCCGAGTCGCCGTGACGCATGAGATCGGGGTCCTTGATGTCAGCACGACGAATCGTCGAGACCATGGCAATGCCGTCGATCTCTTCGATCGCGCGCAGGTCGCTCGCCATATCGGCGTCCTGCGGCAGGTCTAGCATCCCGTCCTCGAAGCCCTTGATCAGCTTCGGCATCCAGGTGCCGTACCAGTTGCGGCTGAGCTTGACCTGGTGCACGTGGGTGTGGCCGAAGCGATCGGCGGTCTCTTCAGCAAGCGTCTCACCGGAGCCTGTCGCGTCCATGGCGCCGCCGCAGCGGTTAGGCAGGCGCTCGATGGCGTACCAGGTGATCTGCTTCTGCTGGGCGTAGGGCACCTTGTGCATTTCGATCGAGATCGGCAGCTGGCGCCGAAGCCCCGACCCGATAGCCAGGCCGCCCCAGATCGAGAAGTCTCGGTGTCGTGCGTAGTCCTGCGCGAATACATGGCGCAGCCGGACATCGAGCTTGGCGAGCACCGGTGCGAGGTAGCGCGCGATCCAATCGGCCACCCACGCGGTGCGCTCCTGGGGAGACTTGCGCACAAAGTCATCGTCCAGCGCCAGGCGAAGGACGTTCTCGGCCGGTAGCACCTGTGCCTGCTCGATCCAGATGCCTGGCAGGCACACGCCGTTCCCGTCGCGTGGAATGGCGTCCAGCTCCTCACGCATCGCCGCCTTGCGCACGCCGTAGCCGTTGCGGATCTTGGCGTACCACGCCTTCTTGCGCTCGGGCTCGGGCGTCCAGCCCTTCATCATGCAAACGCTCTCGTAGAGGCCGTTGGCCACCGCGTCGTCGAAGGTGACCGTCATGACCGCGGCCTCGACGCCATAGCGACCGGCCTCGATGTCCTTGACGAACAGGTTGAACGGGTTGCCCTTGCCGTTGTGCGAGCTGATGACCGTGATCTGGCCGCCCCAGATCAGCAGCGCCGTGGCTGCGTCGAGCACTCCCTGAACGTCCGGGTGAAACGCCGCCTCGTCGATCACGACATGGCCCTGCAGGCCACGGATGTTGGCGGGGCGGCTGGACAGCGCGCAGACTTGGAAACCGCTGGCGAACCGGATGCGGTAGGCGTTGATTTGGCGCGTGTTGCCCTTCTCGTCCTGATCCTGGAACAGGAATTCTTCGATTCCCGAGATGCCTTGGCCCTGTGCCAGCGCGATCACGCGGGCGAACTTGGCGCAGTAGCCGATCGCCTCGAGGCCCTTCTCCTTCGTGTCACCGATGTAGAACACGTTGTCGCCGCCGGCCGACTTGCGTGAGGCGGCCACGATGGTCTTGTTGAGCATCGTGCCGAAGGTGATGCCGGTCCGACGTCCCTTCGGGATCGCGATGATCGACGCCTTGATGGCTGCTGCCTGGCGCTGGTGCAGCATGAGCACACCATCGGCCAGCGGGTTGAAATTGTCGGGAATGCTGCGCACGCTCGCGGGCAGATCGTCCCATTCAAGGACGCGCAGCGTGCTGGCCAAGGGTTTGACGATGGAAACCATCAGCCGATCCCCAGTACCTTGCGCCGCCAGAAGTCGACCTGGGCCTCATCCATGCCCTGGGCTTTCGCGGCCTCCTGCAGGTTGGCTTCCTGAAGCACGCGCTGCTCCTCGAGGACCTTTCGGCGCGTGTCTTCCTCCACCTTCGCCTGAAACTGCTTGAGGTTCACGCTGCTGCGCGTCAGCGTCGCGATGTTCTTCGCCGCGGCGCTGAGCATGGCCACGCGGTCACCGGCGTCGACGTCTTCCTCCTGGGCTTCCTGCAAATTGAGGATCGCCTCGAAAAGCTCGGTCTGCACAAGCGCCGTCAGTGCTTCGCTGCGGGCGTCCTGGCTGTCGCCAGCATGCTGCCGGATCAGAAGGGCCGCCTCGGTGCTGGCCTTGATAGCGGACAGGCGCCGGTCCAGCTTGCTGCCATAGCGATGGATCGCGGAGCGACTCGGCAGCGTGCCCGCCTGCGCTTCGGCCGGGAAGCGCTCTTGCAGATCCCTGATCAATTCATCGAGGGTCTGCGCGCCGGTGGCAAGCATGGCCTCGATGTAAGCCTTGATGTCGATCGGCAGGCGGACGATGGAGCTTTGCCGGGCCATGAGTTACCAGTACCTCACTGGCCGCGCGATGCCCGGCTCGCAGTCGATCGTGTACTCGGCGACGTCGGTGCCAAAGCGCGTGAGGTCGCAAAACCATTGCCCGTTCGGCTCCTTCTTCAGCTTGACGAGCTCGCGATCGAACAGATAGTCCAGCTCGCGGCGCAACTCCAACGGCGTCGCGTCGAGATAGATAGCCTGGGCCGTCGACAGCACGACACTGTCGTTGGCGCCGAACGGCCGCGCGTGGTTGAGTGCCAGCAGGATGAGCCAGCGCATGCCCTCGCGGCGCACCTTGGCGTGGTCGATGTTCATGATCCTCCTCCGGGTTTATAGGCAGCACGCAGCTGGCTGTTCTCGACTCTCATGGCGATCGCATCCAGCTTGGCTTCGATGGTGGTCTGGCCGCGGATGTAGTCGTCGCGCATCACGTAGCGCATCGGCAGGTCGGCCTGAAATTTGAGGAACTCGCGTTCGACGCGCTGCCACTGGATCGTCTCGTCGCGATTGACCTGCTCGATGCCATCCAGCCGCCCGGCGAGTTGGGTGAAGCGCTCGTCCAGGCCGCTTTGTATCTGCTTCAACAGGAGCACGCCGATCGCGCCCAGGGACGCGACGAACGCGCCCAGCAGGCCGACCAGTTGCCAGAAGTCCGCCTGAATGGTCATTGCTGTCCGCCGTCGAGAAAGTCGAGCAGATCGGCGAAGCGTCCAGCGCAGATGCCGTATAGGTCGTAGAGGTCCTTGAGTGCGACAGCCACAGGATCTACCTCACGGCCCGACGGTGCTGGCGCCGGGGCCGGGCACCGTACCGAGGACTCCGCCGGCAGCGGCTTTTGCAGCGTTGCCCTGGGCGGTGGCGAGACGGCGCATGACGTCGTCATCAAACAGACAGCCAGCACGGCTATCGGCAGTAGCGGCAAGCGCATTCTTGAACTCCTGGGTTGTCTCGGCGTCGGCAACGCCGCGGCGCGTGAGCGCCACGCGCATGGCCTTGCTGACCTTGGTGGCTTCGGTGATCAGCTGCGCATGCGAGCCGATCAATCCCGTCAGGTCCTTCACCGCTTTCGCGTTGTCTTTGGCGAGCACTGCCGCCTCGCCCTCGGCGTGGCCGTAGACGATGCCGCCGCCCGCGCTGGCCAGGCTGGCAAGGACGACGGCCAGGAGCCAGGTCGAGGTGCTCACAGCGTCGGACCCCAAGTCGCGTAGCGCGGCTGCAGGTCGATCAGGATGCGACGCGGGTACGTGAGGTTCTCTACGCAATGGCTGCGATGCCGCTTGGCGCTGCCGCACGCGGCGTCGACCGCCGCGCGGTCACCGGTCGACGCATTGCGAGCTTCGGCCTGCCAGTGCCCCAGTCCACCGTTGTAGGCGCGCAGCGCCACCCACATGCGATCACGCGGGCTGTAGGCGGCCGGTGCACGCTCGTAGAGCCATAGGTCGTAAACCACCAGGGCGCGCATCGCCCATGCAGGGTTGAACGGCTGGTTGGCCTTGAGTGCTGGGTCGATGCCCGCGATCCATTTCGATGTGCCTGGCATGAACTGCGCCAGGCCGGCCGCGCCGACGTGCGACACCGCGCCAGGCTTCCATGCCGACTCGGTGTGCACCTGGGCGGCGAACACCGCGACGGGTGCATTCAGGCCCCACACGGCACGCGCGGTGCGCGTCAGGTCAGCACGGTATGCAGCTGCGGCCTGAGGCACCTGGGCCTGAGCGGGCGAGCCCATGCAGGCCAGCATGGCGACAACAAGCACCGTGACCACGGCCACAACCGCAGTGGCTCGCCGGTGCCATCGTTCGCACAGCGCCATCTGGCGCTCGAAGTCCTTGTCAGCCTGCCAGTGCATCACAGGCCCAGTGCGACACCAATGACGACGGCGCCGACAACGACCGCGCGGCGCATCATGGCCGCGCAGTAGACGCGTGCGTAGTTCGGCACCACCGGAAAGTCGACGTCGTTTTCGGGCTCGTCGGTTCCTCGGCGCCAATCACGGCAGAGATAGCCGTCGGGGCGCGCGTAGGGGAACAGCGCCCGGTCCGCCCAGTAGCCCAGCACGACGGCCAAGGCAATGAGGGAGCCCTTGTAGAGCACGACGGGCAGTTGCACCGGCGAGATCAGCGCGATCAGGGCCAGCAGCACGACGGCCAGAATGAGCCAGAGGCTGTTGCGCGGCGCGCGCAGCCAGACGGGGATGGTTTCTTTGAGTTCCACGGGATGCTCCTCGGAAGGTGGACTGACACAGGAAGCTGTCAGTTTTCCGGGGAATGGAACTGCTGTCTTGGGACGCCGGTGCATACCCGACGCACCGTGCGATGGGCGGCACGGCCGCCTTCAATGGCTAGAGATTGGCTTCAGCCGCGATTCGTGCCCAGAGCTCGTCCAGCTTTATCGACGCGGCTTGGTCGGCGCGCTCGGCGTTCACCCTGTCGCCGTATTGCAACCGTGGTAGCGCCTGCATGGCGGCCGTCCACGCCGCGTGGTAGTCCCTCACGAGGGCGGCAGTCGGTGGCTGCGCTGCAGCAGAAACCGCCTTTGGGCTGCTGCTCTCGTTGGCGATTGCAGTCTCGACGCACGCCTTGGTACGTGCATAGCGGGAGGCCTCCTCCAAGGACAGCGCGGCCGACATGGAATAGCTGCACTCGTTGTACGCCTTCTTGGTGGACTCACGCCATTGGCGCAAATCGCTTTGCGCGTGTGCGCTAGGTCCAGCCGCCGCGAGAACAGCTAGGAGCAGGAATAACCGGGAATTGCGGATGGCCAATTTCATTCATCGCCTTCAAGGGGTTGGGGCCTGCTAGGCCTTCGGAAATGATGCGCGGTCGAACTCAATTGATCGGCGCCCACATGCTGGCCTGGTCGAGCACGCGGCTAGTGCAGCACCTCACCGGGCAACCACGGCATCTGTCACGGCTGGGCTTGTAGTCAAAGCCCGCGCGCGCCTGGTTGATCACGATGACATCACCGCCGACGCGCCCGATCTGGACCGAATTATTTCCTCGATTTTCCTGCTGGGGCCGCAACCTCGCAGCCCACTCCAACCACTTAGGCATCCGTGTCTCCGTTATTTGACGGAGCCACTTTTAACAGTTGTTTTACCTTTGGCGCGGCCAATCTGAATTGACCCTCGGCCGTTGTTTCGCTGCGTGATGCTTTGGTCGGCCGAATTGCCAATTCCTTCCGCCCTCGGGACTGCGCCGTCAATCGCCAACCTGAGCAGCATCTGCTTCGCTTCTCGATTCATCGCGCGATAGCTCGTCAGCAACAGCTCTTCGTCCGCCGGCAGGGGATCGTGCAAGTGCTTGACGGCGTCCAGGGTGCGCTTGAGCTGTTCACTGGGCGTTCCGCCTCGCTCGGCCTGCATAGCGGCGGCGAGCTGCAGCTGCGCGGCCAGCACGTCCTGGCTCGCTTTCTCGACGGCCTTTCCACTTCCGCTAAGGATCACGAAAGGATCAAGGCCAAGGGCGGGTTCACGTTGCGCCAGCGCCCAGAGCTTCTCCTCGGGGAAGGCGTCGCGCTTCTTCCGATCAGAAAACGCGGCCTTCGTCATGCCCAACGCCTTCGCCACCTCCTGATCGGAGGTGACTCCGAGGGCCTGCTTCAACCGCAGCAGCTTTTCATCGAAATTTCGCACGCGCACTTTCCTCTTGACTGAATCAAGATTTCTTGACTATGATTCACACTGTTTCGCCGCCTATCCCACGGATTGACGGTGAAAACCATTCCGGAGAAAGCCATGACTCAGCCAACCCCAAACCAGATCAAACACAACCTTCGCAAGCAGGGCCAGACCCTCAAGCAGTTCGCTGCAGCCCACGGGTTCGCCTACAGAACCGTCAGCGACGTCATCCGGGGTGTCCGGGTCGGCAACTTCGGCGAGGGCCGCGACGTGCGCCTGAAGTTGGGGCTGCCCGTCAACGACTGAGGTCGTGTTCGCAATGAAGTTTAGCGACGCGGTGCACCTGTGCACCACCCCCAGCCAGACCCTTTTTTTGGAGCGCCCGTGACAGCACCCAACACCGCAATTCCAGTGCGCCGCCGGAATTGGAAGCTCATGCAGCCGAACAGCCTGCGCCACGCGCTCGAACTCTGCAAGGACCACGCACTTGAAAAGCTCAACCGCTCGGTCCCTGGCATCGCTTCGGAGATGGGTCTCGCCGACCACTGGAGCCTCTACAAATGGCTTCAAAACGGTCGTATGCCGCTCTGCTTCCTGATCCCGTATGAGAACGCCTGTGGGATCGACTTCGTCTCGCGATGGCTTGCCTCAAGCAAGGGGCGAGTGCTGATCGACATGCCCACTGGTCGGAACCTCAGGGAGACCGACGTGGTCGAGCTTCACAACGGGTTCGGCCAGGCGCTCCAGCTCCTGACGTCCTTCTTCAAGGGCGACGCGAAGCCCGAAGACACGACTGCCGCGCTGACCGCCCACCTTGCGCAGGTCGCGTGGCACCGCGCAAACGTCGAAAAGCACACCACCCCCGAACTGGATTTCGGCCAATGAGCGCCGACGACACAAAGGGCAGCGCGCAGGTGATGAGGGCTCTGCGCATGGTCACCCTGCTGGCAGCTGAACCGCTGCGAGGCCTCTCCAACAAGGACCTCGCTACGGCCCTGAGCTGCCCAGCCAGCTACGTCACCCGGACAGCCGAGTCGCTCATCGAGCTCGGCTGGGCGGTCAAAGACGAAACGACGGGTCGATTCCGGATTGCTCGGGAAGCCGCACGCATCGGCATCCGGACCATGGCGGCCCTTGATCAACACGAGCGGCAGCTCTCCGAAGTCCGCCGCAATTTCACCATTTCCGACTAAGCAAGGACAGAACGACATGGCACGCACGCCCACTCAAACGATCACGGCACAGGGCCCGACCGTGGATGAAGCAGCGCTCGAGCGCGCTGAAAGCGCCGGCACCGAGCTGGCCCGCCTGCAGGAAGATGCCGCCGGCAAGGTGCAGGCCTTGGCGCTTTCGCTCGGCTACGACGGGCAGTTGTCGGTCGGCACGCTTGAAGACGAAATTCGCTTCTATCAGCGTCGATCGGTAGAAGCTCTGCTCGAGAGCGGAAAGCGCCTCTTGCTGCTGAAGCAGATGACGCCGCATGGTGACTTCAAGGCGCGCGTCGAGCTGCTCGGGTTCTCCGACCGGACTGCACAGCGCTTCATGCAGGCCGCAGCCAAGACGGCCAAATCCGCCAATTTGGCGGCTTTGAGCACGCAGGTGAAGAGCGCTAGCGCCTTCCTGGAGTTGGTCACGCATGACGACGACGTCCTCGAAAACCTCCAGGAGATCGACAACATCGAGCGGATGAGCCCGAGCGAGCTTCGGGCGGCGCTGCGCCAGTCCGAGAAGGATGCGGAATTCAACGCGCAGAAGCGTCAGAAGGCCGAGTCAGAGCGTGACGCAATGGAGAAGAAGCTGGGCGGCAAACGTCCGGTGTCAGTGCCGCTCGATGAACGCATCACGCCGTTCCAACTGGAAATCGCCGAGCGCCAGAGCCTGCTGGACAAGGCGCTCGCAGCGCACCACGAGGCAGTCATCGCGCTGGAGGCTTGGTGGAACGAAGAGCCAGCCGACGGCGAGAGCAATGAGATGCCCGCCAGCGTGCGGATCGTGCTGCTCAGCCTCGACGACTCGGTCAACCGCACCGCCAGCGCCGTGGGTGCGCTGCAGGCCGAGCTCTCAACGCGTTTCGGCGTGTACATCGATGAAGCCCGCCAGTACCAGATGGCGACCGGCGAGCGTGGCTGAGGTGATCGACTCCATGCCTGCACTCTCACCCGAAATCCACGACTACATGCGTGGGCTCGCTCAGCGCCTGGACGCCGTCGGGCACGGTGGCGCGACGCCGCTGGTGCGCGAGGCTGCTGAGTTCTTGGCCTGGTCACCGCAGACCGTGTATCGCCAGCTCAAGGCGGCTGTAGGTTGGTCGTCGGGCCGCCGGGCACGCTGCGACAAGGGCTCGACCAGCGTATCGCTCGACGCGCTCGCCACCTTGGGCGCTGCGCAGCGCGAAGCTGTGCGCGAGAACGGGAAGCAAACGCTTTTCACCACCACCGCGCGCGGCATGCTGGAAATGAACGGCATCGAGTTCGGGGTCGGCAACAGCAGGCTCAACACCCTGCTGCGCGATCGCAAGCTCAACGTGGCAGCACAGCGCGTCGCGGCCCCGGTCCAGGAGCTGCGCGCGCCGCACCCGAACCACACGCACCAGGTCGACCCGTCGCTGTGCCTGGTGTACTACCTCAAGGACCGCCAGTACATCGTGCGCGATAGCGAGTTCTACAAGAACAAGCTGGACGCCATGGCGAAGGTGAAGTTCAAGGTGTACCGCTACGTCATGTACGACAAGGCCAGCGCCACCATCGTGCCCTGGTACTGCGAGGCGGTCGGCGAAGACCAGCACAACCTCTTCAATTTCCTCATGTTCGCCTGGGGCGTGCAGCCGGGCCGGCTGTTCCGCGGCGTGCCGAAGTTCATGCTGTGGGACAAGGGCAGCGCCAACCAATCGGCCGCGATCAAGAACCTGCTCAAGCAGCTTGAGGTCACGCCGCTGGACCACCAGGCCGGCAACGCGCGGGCCAAGGGTGGCGTCGAGAACGCGAACAACATTGTCGAGACACAGTTCGAGTCTCGACTGCGGTTTGAGCCGGTCGACAACGTCGACCAGCTCAACGCCGCCGCGAGCGCCTGGGCCAATTCCTACTGCGCGAACCTCATCCCTGGGCAGGACACGCGCCTGCGCCGCCGTGGCATGGTTGGCGCGACCGCACGCTACGACCTGTGGCAGCTCATCACCGAGGACCAGCTCCGGCTGCTGCCGCCGGTGGACGTCTGTCGCGCCCTGATGGCGAGCCGCGAGGTCGACCGCCTGGTCCGGCCGAACCTGACCATCAGCTTCCGGCACCCGGCCGCCAATCGCCCGGCCGACTACAGCCTGCGCGGGCTGGACGGCATCAGCGTCGGCGACAAGGTGCAGGTCCGCGCTCTGGTGTACGGCGAATGCGCCATCCAGGTCGAGGTTCCCCGCTACGACGGCGAAATGATGATCCACCGCGTCGAGCCGGTGCAGGGCTTCGACCGCTTCGGCCAGCTCGAAGCCGCGGCCGAGATCGGAGCCGAATACAAGGCCATGCCGCGCACCGAGGCGCAGCATGCCACGGCCACGATGGACGCCAAGGCCTACCCGGGCATGGATGCAGACGAGGTCAAGGCAGCACGCGACAAGAAGACGGCGCCCTTCGAGGGAAAGCTGGTCGCGCACAGCTATCTGAAGGACATCGAGCAGCCGACCTACCTGCCGCGCGCGGGCTCCGAGATCGAGGCACCAGCTCACGTGCGCATCGAGCCCACCAAGCTGGACGCGGTCGACGCGATGTTGAGGGTGGCGAAGGGCATCGGCCGCTACCTGACGGCCGACGAGAACGCCTTCATGACCGCCCGGTACGCAGAGGGCGTGCCGGAGGACCAGATCGAGGCGCTGATCGCGCAATTCACCGCGCCGGTCCAGGCGGAACCCATGCGTGCGGCCGGTGGCCTGCGCGCGGTCTGAGGAATCCATGCTCAACCTGAAAGCCGCGCTCATCAGCGTCAAGCGCAAGCAATCCGATCTCGCTCGCCACCTGAAGGTGTCGGGCGCCACCGTGAATCTGATCATCAATCTCGACCGCTGGCCCAAGGGGCTCGGCGGGAAAGAACTGCTGCAGGAACGCATCGCGAAGTTCCTGCGAGCCAACGGCGCGGACGAGGCCACGGTGGCCGCTGCGTTTAACGAAGCACCGGACACATCGCGCGCCAACGCGATGTGCCCGATGGCGGGTTGCCCCGCTCACTCCGGCCCCCAAGCCCATTCAAAAACCGAGGACGAGAACATGCTACTGCGGAAACACACCATCAACCGCGCCGCGCGCGCGCACTTCAAGATCCCACGCGACCCGTTCACGGGCGAGATGGAAACCGAAGCGGACGTCTTTCTCTCGGACGACATCCGGTATGTGCGGGCGTCGATGCGTCAGACGGCCAAGCACGGGGGCATGCTGGCCGTGATCGCGGAGAGCGGCGGCGGCAAGAGCACGCTGCGCCACGACCTGAACGAGTGGATCAACACCAGCGGCGAGCCGATCACCGTCATCGAGCCCTACGTGCTCGGCATGGCCTCGTCGGAACGCAAAGGGCGACCGCTCAAGGCCGAGGACATCACGGGCGCCGTGATCCGCGCTGTGTCGCCAGGCACCTCGCTGCGCGCGGCGACCAGCCAGCGCTCGGGCCAGATGCACGACATCCTCAAGGCCAGCGCCCAGATCGGCCGCAAGCACGTCGTGATCATTGAAGAGGCCCACGACCTGGCTACGCCCACGCTCAAGCACCTCAAGCGCTTCTATGAGCTGCAGGACGGCTTTAAGAAGCTGCTGGCGATCATCCTGATCGGCCAGACCGAGCTGGAGCTGAAGCTCTCCGAGCGCAACCCAGAGGTGCGTGAGGTGGTGCAGCGCTGCGAGATGGTCAAGCTGCCGCCGCTCGACAACCACGTCGAGGCCTATTTGCGCCACAAGTTCACCCGCGTCGACGTGGACCTCGACGCCGTCATGGCGCCCGATGCGATCGAAGAGATCCGCAACCGCCTACAGCAGGCCGTGACGGAAAACACACGCGGCAGCCGCGTCGTGCGCAGCCAGTCCCTGTGCCACCCGCTGGCGATCAACAACCTGGTCAGCGCGGCGATGAACGAGGCCGTGACCATCGGCGCCGCCAAGGTGACGGCCGGTCTGATCTCTGCGGTAGCGAGGGCCGAATGAAAACCTTCCTGCTGCGCATCGTCATGCGCGATGGCTCGACTGGCCACCACCACGGCCTCTACGCCGACGGCTTCGCTGCTGTCATCACGGCGCTGGAGAACTTCCCCGAAGCCATGCGCATCAGCGCGACGCGGGTGATGGCATGAGGCGCACTCCACCCGAGACGGTCGTTCAGATGAAGAACGACACCCTGTTCATGGTGATCTGGGTGCTGTTGTGCGTCGGCTCGTTCCTGGCCGCCGTGGCCGTCAACGACTACAGCAACGAGGAAATCCAGCGTGTTGAGGCCGTGTACACCAAGGGCATGGCTGAAGGCTCGGCTCTCTGCGGAGGTCGGCCATGAGCATGTTCGACCTCGGACGCCCTAAGGACGTCCCGGCCAAGGTGCTGAGCCCGGTGCGCGCAGCCATCTTCGGCCAGCTGCGGGCCCACGGCGAGCGCAGCACTGCACAGCTCCTTGAGGCCTTGCTCGCGGTAAACCTCGTCACTGCGGACGACCTGGCGCGCGACCCCTACTGGATGCAGAAGAGCCTGGCGCGCCTGCGCTCCAGCAAGCGCATCGACAAGCGTATCAACGAAGTCGGAAAGCTCGTCTGGTTCGAGGGCCAGGCGCCGCAGGCGTCAGTCGCACCGTCACCTGAGTCGACGGGACGCGTTGCCGCGCCGCGCCACATCAACGTCATGCACGGCCCGAAGTACCAACCGGCGCCCTGGGTTCCGGCCCGCGCCGGTGCGCTGGACCACGCCAGCGTCGACAGCCTGATCGGTGGCCGGCGCGTGGCCTTCGGGAGCGCCGCATGACCGCCGCACAGCGCCTGCAGGTGGTCCTCGTGGCGCTGCTGCCTGGCGACGGTACTGCGGTCCCGGCGACGGCGTTGCAGCGTGCCGTGGGCTGCACCGCACGCGACGTGGCCGAGGCGTTCGACGTACCTGTCGTCGCCGGCATCGTGCGCCACGACGTGATGTCGGACAGCTATGCCGCCTTGAAGAAGGGGAGCGCGCTGCCGCACCATGCCGACCAATTTCCGCCTGAGGCGGCACCCATCCACCAACCGTAGGAGCTTTATTTCATGACTTCCCCGACCACCGTTCCCGAGGGTTACATGCGCGACCCGCAGGGCCGCCTCGTGCCCATCAACCTGGTGAAGCCGATCGACCAGGAGCGCGACCGCCTGGTCAACGAACTGGCGCCCCTCGCGCTTGAGCTGCACCAGAGGCTGGCCCAGTTCAAGGCGAAGGTGTTCGGCGACGTGACCGCGTTCGTCGAGCTGAGCGCCGAGCAGTACGGCGTAAAGCGCGGCGGGAAGAAGGGCAACGTCACGCTGCACACCTTCGATGGCCGTTACAAGCTCCTGATCGCCACGTCGGAGGCCATCACCTTCGATGAGCGCCTGCAGGCCGCGAAGGAGCTGATCGATGCCTGCGCCGCGGACTGGACGGACAACTCCCGTGACGAGGTCAAGATCGTGATCCAGGAAACCTTCCGTGCTGACAAGGAAGGCAAGCTGAGCGTGGGCCGCATCCTGGGCCTGCGCCGCTGGGCCATCACCGACCCGCGCTGGCAAGAGGCAATGCGCGCGATCGGTGAGTCGATCCAGGTCATCGGCTCGAAGCAGTACGTCCGCATCTACGAGCGCATCGGCGAAACCGAGCGCTACGCCGCCATCCCGCTCGACATGGTGGCGGTGTGATGTCGAGCGTCGATCAAGACGATGCAACAGGCGGTGCCTTCGAGCACCGCCTGGTTGACGCTGTCGCCGCACCTCGCCCCGCAGGTCTCGGCCCGAACAGCCCGTTTGCGATGGCAGCGCGATACCTTGGACTGTCCGAGGATTCGGTAGCTGCCGCACCACCACGCTCGGCTGAGACGGCAGCACGGGCCACCGCCGTACCGCCCCTCTCGAGTGCGCCGGTCGAGCCCTCGGGTTTGCCAGCTACTGGAGATCCGTTCTGGTGCTCCTTCTATGGCACGGGTGCCATCCGTCTCGCTATCGGTGACCAGCAGCGCTTCGTCTCTCCCGCACAGGCGAAGCGCCTGGCAGATCGCCTTGCAGCGCACGCGCAGGCCTGCGCTCCCATCACCAACAACAAGGACATCGCCTGATGACCGCTACCAGTTCTCTCCTTGGTCAAGCTGCGCCGATGGGCGGCCAGCTGATCTTTCCCCGTCGCCCTCGGGCGGCGGGGCCTTTCTCTGAACGCCGCATCGGCTCCTTCGATCGATCGGATCTGGCACTGACCATCATGGCCACGGTGGCCGCAACGCTGCGCGCGGAGACGATGCGCGGCGCTATCCGATGCGCGCTCTGGATCAACGAGACCGAGACGCTCGACGATCGCATCGACCTCGTCATCGCTGAGATCGAGCAGGGCCTCTTTCCCCAGGGCGAGCAACGCGCTATGACCTGCCGCACCCTGCGTTCGATGCGCAAATTGCTTGCGTTCGCCGACAGCAAGGGCGACATCTATGACACGCTCTGGCTCGCCGACCGCGCGCCCTGCAAGCTGCTCGAGTATCTCGATCTCAACATCGAGCTGCTCGAGCAGCAACGCGGGCAGCGACCAGCGGATCAAGGCGTGGGAGGTCGCGCGTGATCCGTATGGCCGCTCTCTCCTCGGCAACGGGCGCTGTGGGCGCGTTCCTGTTGCGTATCGACGTTCTCGCCGCTGCGACAGGCATCGTCGGCGCCTTCCTGATGGCGACGATGGCCGCACCCGCTATGGCCTTCGCGCTTTTCCTGGCCAGCAATTCGGCATGGATGACTTACGGAGCGAAGCACCGCCAGTGGCCGCTATTCAGCATGCAGCTCATCTTCTCCATCTCCAGCGTGCTGGGCCTGTGGAACTCGTGGCTCGGACCACTGATCTTGGGGTGAACCATGAACCGTGACGACGCCCTGAAGAAGATCAAGAAGTGCCTGGCGCTCGCGAAGAGCACCAGCCCGAACGAGGCCGGCATCGCAATGCGCCAGGCGCAACGCCTGATGGCGGAGCACGGCGTGAGCCCTGACGACGTCGCACTTTCCGACGTGAGCGTCGTGAAGTGCTCGACCCGGACGAACTCTCAGCCGCGCTGGGAGGTGAGCCTCGCTCGCATGATCGCGGAGGCCTTCGGCTGCGACCTGATCTGGTTGAGCGAGGGCCGGATGCTCGCCTCGCGCCGGGTCATCCATCGGGAAGTGGCTTTCATCGGCGTAGCCTCTGCGCCGAAGGTCGCTGCGTACGCCTGGGACGTCCTGTCGCGCCAGTGCGCAAAGGCGCGCCTGGCACATCTGCGCAAGCAGCCTGCGCGTTGCAAGCCCATCACCCTCACGGCCCGTGGCGATGAGTTCGCCATGGGCTGGGTGTATGCCGCGAATCAGCTGCTGGACGCATTCGCCAACCCGAGGCGGAACGTCCTGTTGATCGAGCAGTACAAGGCACAGACCTGGCCCGACAGCACGACGTTCCAGGCCAAAGATCGGACCGTCGGGAGGAACGTGACCGACGCGGATCGAGCCGCCGGGTTCGTGGCCGGCCTCGACGCGCAGTTGAACCGTGGCGTAGGCGGCGTGCCAGAAAGAGCGCTGCTCGCATGAAACCCGCCACCGCACCGACTAGGCCCGCGCGCTCGGCATCGGCCGCGGGCGACCGCGGCAGGCTGATCACCCTGATCCACGTCGCCAAACGCGACCTGCAGATGGACGATCCGACCTACCGAACCATGCTGCGCACGGCTGGAAAGGCCGATTCGACCGCCAAGATGGGCGTTCCAGCGCTGATGAAGGTCTTGGAACACGCCAAAAAGGCGGGTTTCAAGGTGCGTTCCAAGGCCGGCGATCGGCCGCTGGCGACCTCCACCGAGGCCCGCAAGGTTCGCGCGCTGTGGCTGTTCCTGCACCAGCTCGGCGCAGTCCAGGACCCAGCCGAGTCGGCTCTGGCCGCCTACGTGAGGCGCATTGCAAAGGTCGACGACCTGCGCTGGGCGCGGCACGACCAGATGTTGGCCCTGATCGAGACGCTCAAGAAGTGGGCGATGCGCTTCCTGCCGGCAGCTGTCGCCGGGCTCCGGGCCGACGCGGCAGCGCTGGCCGCACGCGGCGAGCTGACGGCCGAGCAGCTCGGGCACTGCCAATGGGCCCACAACGAGGTCAGCGGCGGTGAACTGACGTTCGATCGCCACTGGGCTGCCTGGGAGGCCTATGTCGCCATCGTGGGCCGGCCCGCGGCGGCACCGGTCAACTCCAACCATGAAGGCGTGATGTGAACGCAGAGACCCGCATGGGCGAGAGGCGCCACGAGCTGCTCGCCGACATGGTGCAGCTGGCCGAGCGGGTACTCGCCGAGCAGGAGGTGCCTCCGGCCGCTGCGGCCGTGGCGGTCAGCGCCCTGGTGGACCGGCTGACCTCCCATTGGGGCGGCCAGAACATTTACTTCCCGACAGACTATCAATGGCGCTTGGCGCGCGTCGAGCTGCAGATCTACGACGCCTTCACGGGCAACAACCAGGTCGAGCTGGCACGCATCCATGGCATGACGGAGAGCGGCGTCCGTCGGCTCATCGCTCGCGTCCGTGCCAAACTGGCATCGTTCAAGTCCGAGCAGCAGCTCGACATGCTCGAACCGCCGAGCGAATCTTGA